CGTTGCCAACAACATAACTTCTGCGCAGAAAACCGCCCTCGCTGGCTATCAGGACGGCGAGTATCAAACTATCAACGGGCACCTCTGGAAGCAACCGGCCAGCGCCAAACCGGGCTCTAATACCATTGCCAACATGGACGCGATCATGGCAAAGTCGGCAACTAAGCGGGACTTGATTGCTGTGCGCGCCGAATCGTCAGGACACCCGCTGTCACAAATGGTCAATAAACTCAGCGTCGGCGATGTTTACCACGCTAAAGGTTTTGACTCGGCCATGATTGCCACCGATAATTCATGGGGCAGCGCTGCAAAGGTCATCTACCGGGTGCCAAAGGGCACGCCATCGGTCTACGTGGATGCCGTCACACACAGCGGGATAGGCGAGCACGAGCTATTGTTTGATCGCAATCTCGCCTGGAAGGTTATCGGTAAACATACCTATGGGAGCCAAACGGTCATCGAGGTCGAATTCCTCGGAAAGGTTGTGCCATGATTGCAAAATCTAAGACGCCCAAGCCGTTGACCAAACGGCAAAAAACGAAGATCGACATCGATCTCGCCAAAACAGGCGGCAAGCCGTGGGATACCTACAAACCCGGCACGCCCGAGTACGACGCGTTTATGAAAAAGATCAAGCGGACCGGCAAGTGATCGCCCAACCGATCGCCATCGACCTGCTGCGGCCACATCCGCATAATTACAACCGTCACAAACCGGAACAGGTCACCAACTTGCGCGTGTCCCTGCGGCGCTTCGGACAGGTGCGCTCTATCGTCGTGCAGGACGACGGCGCCGGGCGCTACCTGATCGTCGCCGGCCACGGTGTCGTCGAGGCGGCCCGCGCCGAACGCCTGCCCGAGCTGACGGCCAACGTCATCCCGGCCGACTGGTCCGCAGCCAAGGTCGAGGCGTACCTCGCCGCGGACAACGAGCTGGCCCGCCAGGGCGATCCCGACGAAGATCAACTGGCGGCGCTCGTCGCCCGGGTGCAGGCCGAGGATCCCGAGCTGGCCATGCTGGCGGCGGGGTCGGACGCCCGGCTGAAGGAGCTGCTGGCCTCGCTGATGGCGCCGGCCGAGGGCGACGACCCCGGCGACCTGTCGGATCGCAAGGACGAGCTGCAGGCCAAGTGGGGCACCGCCGCGGGGCAAATCTGGGTGCTGGGCCAGCACCGCCTGGTGTGCGGCGACTGCGGGGATCCGCTGGTCGTCGCCGAGGCGCTGCAGGGCCGCACGCCGACAATGGTCGTCAGCGACCCACCCTACGGGGTCGAGTACGATCCCGCCTGGCGCCGGGAGGCCGGCGTCAACAAGAACGAGGCGCGCCTGGGCAAAGTCGAGAACGACGACCGGGTCGACTGGTCGGCGCAGTTGGCGGCCTACGGGGCGCCGGTGATGTACGTATGGCACGCCGGCAAGTTCGCCGGCGAGGTGATCGAAGGGCTGAACCGGCAGGGCTACGAGCAGGTGTCCCACATCGTATGGGTCAAGGACCGTTTTGCGCTTTCCCGGGGCGACTATCACTGGCAGCACGAGCCTTGCTGGTACGTGGTCAAAAAGGGCCACGGGCACAACTGGCAGGGCGCCCGCGACCAGTCCACCGTGTGGGCGATCCCCCGGGTGGATCACGGCGAAGAGGGCTTTGGCCACGGCACGCAGAAGCCGGTCGAGTGCATGGAACGCCCGATCCGCAACAACTCGCAGCGGGGCGACCTGATCGTCGACCCGTTCGTCGGGTCCGGCACGACGCTGATCGCAGCCGAACGGGCCGGCCGCATCTGTGCGGCGGTCGATATCGATCCGGGCTATGCGGCGGCGACGCTGGAGCGCTGGCACTTGCTGACCGGCCGCACGCCGATAATGGAGAACGAAGATGGGCAGGGGACGACCACCACTACTGACGTATGAGATTCAGAAAACCATCTGCGACAATCTGGTGATGCAGATGACCCAGGAGGATGCCTGCACGCTGGCCGGCGTGCCACCGGGCACCTTTTACGACTGGAAACATACGGGCAACGAGGAACGCCAGCGCCGGCAATCGGGTCTCAAACCACGAGAAAAACTGCAAATCTATGTCGAATTTGCAGAGGCCATAGAAAAGGCGCGGGCACAGGGCAAGCGGGCGCTGATCGGGCGCATCGTCAAAGCCTCGGAAACAACCTGGCAGGCGGCGGCCTGGACGCTGGAGCGGCGCTACCCGCGGGAGTTCGGGCAGCGGGTTTTCGTAGAGAAAGAAGTCGCACGCGAGTTGGAGAATGCTCTCGACATCATCAAAGAAACGGTTGGGGAGGCCTCCTTTACGGCCATACTCGCTGCGCTATCTGCCGCAGATAGCCAGGAACCGGCTGGCGACTGAGCAGTGGACGGCCGAGGTCGCGGCGGCTGCGGAGGCGGGGCCGGTTATCGACGCTTACGAGCAGTTTCAGGCGCAGTACCGGCTCGACCCGCTGGGCTTCGTGCGGGAGTGTATCTGGTGGCCCGACGGCGATGGGCCGGCGCCCTACCAGGCCGAGATCATGGGGCAGGTCATCCCGAAAAAGCGCGTCTGCGTGCGGGGGCCGCACGGCCTCGGCAAAACGGCTCTGGCGGCCTGGCTGATCCTGTGGTTTGCGCTGGTGCACGACGGCAGCGACTGGAAGGTCGTCACCACGGCCTCGGCCTGGCGCCAGGTCGAGAAATTTCTGTGGCCAGAGATCCACAAGTGGTCCCGCATGGTGCTGTGGGACAAGGTCGGCCGGCAGCCGTTCACGCAGAATGAACTTTTACAACTGACGCTCAAGCTCAACACGGGGGCCGCGTTCGGGGTGGTTTCGGACAACCCGGCGCTGATCGAGGGGGCGCACGCTGACCACATCATGTATGTGTTCGACGAGTCCAAGACGATCCCGCCGGCGACGTTTGACGCTGCGGAGGGCGCCTTGACCGGCAGCCAGGGCTCCGAGGCGTATGCGGTCAGCATCTCCACCCCCGGCGATCCGGTGGGCCGTTTCTACGACATCCAGAAGCGCAAGCCGGGCTACGACGACTGGTGGGTGCGGCACGTCACCAAGGCCGAGTGCATTGCGGCTGGGCGCATGACCGAGGCCTGGTCGGAGCAGCGCAAGCAGCAGTGGGGCGAGGAGTCGGCCGTCTACAAGAACCGCGTCGAGGGCGAGTTTGCGAGCGCCGATGAAGATGGCGTGATCCCCCTGTCATGGATCGAAAAGGCCAACGAACGCTGGACCGACCTGAAGGGCCGGGTCGAGCGCGGCGAGGCCGAATGGGAGCCGTTCACCTGCGTAGGGGTCGACGTGGCCCGGTCGGGCGAGGACAAGACGGTGCTGGCGATTCGGCACGGCCAGGCGATCAAGGAGCTGCGCACGTTCGCCAAGGCCGACACGATGGAGACTGCCGGCCGGGTGTCCGGCATCCTGCGGGCGCACGGTGGGGCGGCGGTGATCGACGTGGTGGGCATCGGGGCCGGCGTGCTGGACCGGGTGCGGGAGCTGGGCCTGCAGACCGAGGCTTTCAATGCCGGCGAGCGTACGGCCTGGCTGGACCGTTCTGGCGAGCAGGGCTTCGTCGACAGCCGGGCGGCGGCCTGGTGGTGCCTGCGGGAGCTGCTGGATCCGGCCCACGGCGAGCAGGTGGCACTGCCACCCGACGACCGGCTGATCGGTGACCTGTCGGCGCCGAAGTGGCGCTCGATGTCCGGGGGCCGGGTGCGGGTGGAGTCGAAGGACGATATCCGCAAGCGGCTGGGGCGCTCGACGGACCACGCCGACGCGGTGGTGCAGGCTTTTTGGTACGGCGAGCAGAACGGCCCACCCATCCTGGTGGATAACCCGTGGTAGAACAGTGGAGCGATTCTTGTTCTATTTTGCCGAACACTTTCGCGGTTTACACTAAAAGAATATATTAATGGGGCAATTCGCGTAAGTGTTCGGCAAAAATCCGAACAGGTGTTGAAGATTTATTAGAACAGAGGCTGTTGGCAACCTTAAGAGCGAAAGAAGTCAAAGGGGCGCGCATGGGTGAGCAGATCGGGGTCATACACATCCTCTGCCAGGCAATCATCATAGCCGGCTTCGTCGTCGTCATAATAGTACTGTTCGCCGAAGAGGCGCGGTTGGCCCGGCATTTCGGTGATCGACCAGCCCGGATGGCGGCGCACCCGTTCGGCAGAGAGGCGCGGCCTGGGCGGGGCGTTGAGCGATGCGAGGCGCAGGGCGGCGTTATAGACACCGAAGTAAAGCGTGTGGCGGGCGTCGTCACGGATCGAGTTCTTGAAGTTGGGGTAATCGATCGCCAGGATGTTGGCGGCCAGCGTCTGGGCGACGGCAGTGCGGGCGACGTTGGCCCGGTAAGCGTAGTCGGCGTTGGGCGTATGGCTGACGGCGACTGCCGGAAATACGGCTTCGATGTCGCCGGCGACCCGGCTGCGCACAACAAGCGTTTTGGGCTGAGTGCGATGGGCGACGATGCTAAGGGCGGCGTTGTTCAGGAAGATCCACATAGAGTTGTCTGATCCTTTCGGGATGTTGGGTTAGATCGGTGAGCGCAACGAGCAGGAGCTTGATGGCGGTAGATACGGCCTGGGTCTTTGACCATTCGGTGAGAGAGCAGATGCGATCAAGTTCGCCAAGCGTTTGATCCGATAGTCGGTAAGCGACTGATGTGCGTTCGTTCATAGCCACAGTATAGCATAACGCTATACAGAAGTCAAGGGGCAAGATGGCGACATTTTGGGAGAAACTACAGCGGGCGGCCAAGGCGGCCGCGGCGGCCTGGCAGGGCACGACGCCGGGGGTGGGGGAGGCCCGGGCGAAGGATCTCGCCTTCA